AATGCACGGTTAAAAACAACGTGTCATTCTGTAGGAACATACCAAACTGTGAAAGATTAAAGTCAGCATCTTGAACATTGTAGATGCCACGCACCACGTAAACATCGTCTGAGTATTTCCTATCTCTGTTTTCTAAAAATAAGAGATCTTGTATGGTCCTTTCATTTAGACTATCACCAGAATACTGTGGTTGTGTTGGCGAAGCATCACCGTCCTTGTTCGTAGATCCTTGGTCGTAGGGTCCTAGATATTTGTGTAAATGTAGGTCAGTGCCTCCCACTGTGAACATCTCTTTGATGTTACGATCGAAGAACTTGTAGTCATTGCCCTTTTCAGGCTTGAAAATGGATAATCTTGGCATATCATACATATTTATTGCATAGGCAACGACTATAAATATGAGTATGTCAGAACTACAAACAGGCCAACAAGAAATATTTGATTACGTAAAAAACAATCTCGGTGACGGGATGATAGACGTAGAATTGGACCCAAAACACTACCAAACGGCACTGGAAAGGGCGGTCAATAAATTCAGACAGCGATCTTCAAATGCTGTTGAAGAATCTTATGCGTTCTTAGAATTGAAGAAAAATCAAAATTCTTACATCTTGCCAAATGAGGTCATTAATGTGAGAAACATCAACAGAAGAACAGTTGGTTCTAGGACAGAAGGTGGCGAGGGTGGAACATTGTTTGAGCCATTCAACTTGGCCTACACAAACACATACTTGTTGAGAGCAGGTGCAACCGGTGGTTTGGCGACTTACTATGCTTTCGCTTCATACCAGGAAATGGTTGGAAAAATGTTTGGTAGTTTCATACAGTTCCATTATGACAATGCAACAAAAAAATTAACAATTACCCAAAGACCTAGAGCGGATGATGAAACAGTTCTAATGCACACTGATAATTTTAGACCCGACATCACATTGTTCAAAGACATCTATTCAAAACCTTGGATAAGAGATTACACACTTGCAGTATCTAAAGTAATGCTTGGTGAGGCAAGAGGTAAATTCAACACCATCGCTGGACCACAAGGCGGAACAACACTGAACGGTGACGCTTTAAAAACTGAAGGTCAATCAGAGATGGAAAGATTAGAAACTGAAATAGGAAACTATTCAGAAGGTGGCACACCACACAGTTTTGTTATTGGTTAATAAACCAAGATCTCCATTTAAATACCTTGCAATGAAAAATTCCAAATACAAAAAATATGCTGACCTATCACTCGACGAACTAGAAAAGTTGGTAGAGGAATTGGAAACAATGAGCATCAAGGCACTCAAAGAACGCAAGAAAACACTGAGAACCGCAATATTGCGATCAGTCAGAAAAGCAATAAAAGAGATTGAAAAACGTCTGAAAAAATAGTATAATAAACCTTATGCTAATAGGAGTAGTAGGTTTAATAAGTTCTGGCAAAGGCACTGTGTCTGATAGACTGGTAGAAAAACACGGATATCAAAAGGACAGTTTTGCAAAAAGCCTGAAGGATGCTGTTGCATCTATGTTCAACTGGGACAGGGCGATGTTAGAAGGGGACACCGAATCAAGCCGACATTGGAGAGAACAACCTGATGCATTCTGGAGTAAAAAATTTGGTAAGCCAACCACACCAAGATGGGTGTTACAATACTTTGGCACAGAAGTCATGCGTGGTCAAATGTACGATGGCATATGGGTTGACAGTTGTATCGGAAGATACAAAGGACAAAACACAGTAATAGCAGATACGAGATTTCCTAATGAAGTTAAACAGATCAGAGAACACGGCGGCAAGATCATACTTGTAAAAAGGGGTCCAGATCCAGACTGGTTTGTTGACTATGTCGAGGGCAACATTGAACCAAAAGGCATACACAGTTCAGAATACGCTTGGGCCAAAGAAGAGTTTGACTTTGTTATCGAAAACAATGGTACGAAAGAAGAACTATACGCAAAAATAGACGCCCTAATCGTCAGCGACAAGATCACCGACCCGCCATCCAAGTCTACGGGTGCTACCCAACCGTTGGCAATTGGCGCAAACAGTTTTTAAATTTGTAGCCGCAGTATTCCTAAGATTTCCATCCACAAACAGCACATCAAGTTGTGCTTTATCCTGTGCTTTGAACCCACACAGTTCGCATTTCTTATGCTTCTTGTACCCAGATCGCTGTAAGGCAGTGATTCCACCAACTTTCTGCCCAGCGGATTTCCTGATACAGGTATCGCATTGACTACGCCAGTACACCTTGTGATTCCTCTTGTAAGCATAGGCCCGAGGCTTGGCCTTACAAGTCTTACACAACGGTCTATCTCCATACTGCATATGCTTATTTACGTTCCCTATATAGGCACCATCAAAATGGTAAATTATGTCTACAAAACCGTATGATTGAATAAATAACTCTAGTAATTACGTAACTTGCAAGGAGAATACGAAAAATGGCATTAACATCACCAGGAGTAGAGGTTTCAGTAATAAATGAAAGTTTCTACGTACCATCAGATGCGGGTACAACACCACTATTCATAGTAGCATCATCACAAGATAAGAAGAATGGTGCAGGAGACGGCACGGCGGCAGGTACAACAACTGCTAACGCCAACACTGCATATTTGATATCATCACAAAGAGAATTAACAGAGACGTTTGGAGATCCAAAATTCTACACAGACTCATCAGGAAATTCATTACACGGATATGAATTGAATGAATGGGGTTTACAAGCGGCTTACAGTTTCTTAGGAGTTGCCAACAGAGCATACGTACTAAGAGCAAATGTAAACACAGCAGAATTAGTTGGAAGTGCTTCGGCACCATCCGCGGCGCCATCAGATGGAACATACTGGTTTGACCTTGCATCAAGCAGTTATGGATTATTTGAGTGGTCAAAAACTGATCAGAAATTTACAGCGAAAACTCCAACATTAATTACAGCAACATCTGACCTAGTAGGTGGCGTATCAACTGGTGCACCTAAAACGTCAATTGGATCAATTGGAGATTACGCTATCAACACAACACACGTTTCAAACAAGATCTACAAGAAAACAGCAAGTAACACTTGGGTAATTGTTGGAAGTTCAGACTGGCACACATCTTTACCTGTGATAACAGTTGCTTCTGGAACTACAGTTACAAGTGGTCACGCTATGCAGATCAACGGTATCACTATAACAACAAGTGGTACAACACTATCAAACGTTGCGGCAGTGATTGGAAACAATGTTACTAACGTAACAGCAAGTGTGAACAGCACAACAGGTAACCTAGAGATCTTCCACAACGGTAGAGCAGTAGGTGACTCAACTGCTGGTGCTAACACAATTAGATTTGAGGCTGGTGCTTCAGGAACTTTACTAGCAGACTTAGGTATCACAGCAGGCACTTACAATGGTGTTAAGTTCTTACAAGACAAACACACAAACAGACCACTTTGGGATGACGATTCAGCAAGTGAAGACAGACCAAATGGTGCAGTTTGGTTCAAGACTACAAGTGCAAACTCAGGTGCTAACCTAGTTGCTAAACTTTACAGCACATCAAGTGGCAGTTTCTCAACTGTGTCAAGTCCACTTTACGCTAACCACCACTCTGCGATCTACAACTTAGATCCAGCAAACGGTGGAACAGGCCTAAGCACAGGTGACTTATACGCACAGTACAACATCACAGAAGAAAGCATGACAGCAGGTGACACAGCAGATACTACACCGAATGTTGGTGACTTCCAATTCTTCAGATATGAAGGTGGTGTAACAACTATCACAAGTAATGAAACTTCACCAAGTTTCACAAGTAGCGAAACTTTCACTATCCAAGAATCAGTGAAAAACAGCAACACATTGGCGGCGGCTAAAACTATAACACTAGGCGGAACAGGTGCAGATGACTTTGTTGCGGCAGTGAGTGCGGCAGGCTTAACAAACGTTACAGCAACTAAACTTTCAACTGGTGCTATCCAAATGTCACACAAATTGGGTGGTGAGTTCAGAATGTTTGACACACTAGGAACTCCATTAGCAGATGCAGGTTTCAGTGCAACTACGGCGCACAGTTATGGCACGTACACGGCGAACAGTGCAACGTTGATCGACAACTTGTATGACCTACCAACAGGTGAAAGCCTTGACTCAAGTGCTAACACTGGTATCATGGCAAGTAACTGGAAGAGATTAAGTTACACTGCTTCAACAAGTGCTCCAACTAATGAGCCAGCAGATGGTACATTATGGTATGACACTTCTACAGATGAAGCGGACATCATGGTACACAACGGAACAACTTGGAAAGGTTATGTACAAGTATACGCTAACACAGATCCAAATGGTCCACAGTTTTCAGCAACTGCACCAACTAAACAATCAGATGGTACAGCACTTGTAAACAATGACTTATGGATTGACACTAGCGACTTAGAAAACTATCCAAAACTTTACAAATACAACACTTCGGCTACTTTAAGTTCAACAAACACAGCGAACCAAGTTGCAGTTACTACAACAGGTGCGGCGTGGGAACTAGTTGACAAAGCAGACCAAACAACTGAAGATGGTGTCGTTTTTGCTGATGCTAGATTACACACAGACGCAGACAAGGCAGATTCACTATCAACAGGCGGTGCTGGTACATTCAGTACAATCAAAGATCTTTTAAGTGATGACTTCTTAGATCCAGATGCACCAAATCCAGACAACTACCCACAAGGTATATTGTTATGGAACACAAGAAGAAGTGGTTACAATGTTAAAGAATACAAAAACAATTACATCACAACTACGAAATATCCAGGAAGCGGATCATCAGGTTTAGGAAACGTGAGAAAAAGCAACGAGTCAGTTGCAACTTACTACCCAGACAGATGGGTTACTAAATCAAGCAACAACGCAGACGGCTCTGGATCTTTTGGAAGAAAAGCACAGAGAAAAGTAATTGTTGAACAATTAAAATCTGAGATAGACACTAACCAAGCAATCAGAGAAGACCAAAGAGGTTACAATGTGATTGCAACACCTGGTTATCCAGAACTTATCTCTAACATGATTAACCTAAACACAGACAGAAACAACACAGCGTTTGTAGTAGGTGACACACCTTTAAGATTAGAAGGTACGTCGACTTCGATACAAAACTGGGCAAACAACACTGCGTCAGCACTTGACAACGGTGAAGATGGCCTAATAAGTTCAAGTGATTACTTGGGCGTGTTTTATCCGTCTGGTTTAACAACAGACAACGCAGGTAAATCAATTGTTGTTCCACCATCTCACATGATGTTGAGAACACTAGCAAACAACGATAACATCGCATTCCCATGGTTCGCACCATCAGGAACAAGAAGAGGTATCGTTGACAATGCTACATCAGTTGGTTACATTAACGCATCGTCTGGTGAATTCGAAACGATATCTGTTACGGAGTCAGTGAGAGATTCAATGCACGAAGTGAAAGTTAACCCAATTACTTTCTTCTCAGGTGCAGGAATTGTTAACTTCGGTAACTTGACTAAGACAAGTGCAAGTTCGGCCTTAGACAGAATAAACGTTTCAAGATTGGCAGTGTATCTAAGATCACAACTTGATGCAATCGCTAAACCATTCATCTTTGAACCAAATGACGAATTAACAAGAAATGAAATCAAACAAGCAGTTGAGTCATTCTTGTTAGAACTTGTTGGTCAGAGAGCATTATTTGACTTCCTAGTAGTTTGTGATGACACAAACAACACACCTACAAGGATTGACAGAAATGAACTGTATGTAGATATAGCAATTGAACCGATCAAATCAGTTGAGTTCATTTACATACCGTTGAGAATCAAAAACACAGGAGAAATTGCAAAGTTAGGGAACTAATTTTGAATAAATAGGAGAAACAGATGGCAATATCAACTTTATCAAAATTTACAGTACCTTTAGCAAACGATCAGAGTTCAGCATCACAAGGCTTATTGATGCCAAAACTACAATATCGTTTTAGAGCGATACTGGAAAATTTTGGAGTATCAACACCAAGATCAGAACTTACAAAACAAGTTATTGATATCACAAGACCAAGTTTAACTTTTGACAACGTGACACTAGATGTGTACAACTCAAAAGTTTACGTTGCAGGTAAACACACTTGGGAAGCAATTACAATTAACCTAAGAGATGATGTAAACAACTCAGTTACTAAACTTGTTGGTGAACAAATTCAGAAACAATTTGATTTCTTTGAACAAAGTTCAGCGGCATCAGGTATTGATTACAAATTTACTGCAAGAATAGAAATGTTAGACGGTGGTAACGGAGCGAGTGCACCAAATGTATTAGAAACATTTGAATTATATGGTGCATACGTTGAGAACGTAAACTACAACACACTTGCGTACAATACATCAGAACCAGCAACTATCACAATGCAGATCAGATATGACAACGCGATCCAAACTCCAACAGGAACTGGAATTGGAACAGCGGTATCTAGAACGATCGGTACATTGAGTACTGGTGGTGGACAGTAATACACAAATTTAAGTTAGCAATTATAACAGGAAAAGCGTCTTTATAGGCGCTTTTTTTGTGGCCATAAATACGAGTATGCCAAGCATTAACAACTTCTTAAAAGGATTCCAGGACGGTCTTCCTGGCATGAAAGACTATCAACACGCATCAAGATTGTACATAGACGACAACTACAAGTTGATGCCAAAACAGAAATTCCTGTTCCATGTTGTGTTCGACACAGACGAAGGCATGTTCCAGAACGGATTCAACCCAAATGAGAAGTTAGAATTAAACATGTTGGTAAAAGCATGTGATCTTCCAAAATACAATTTGAGTTATGAAGAGAAAGTTCAATACAACAAGAAAATGTATGCGGCAACAAGGATTGCATATGAACCAGTGAACATCACTTTCCACGACGACCACGCCGACACTGTAAACGCATTTTGGAAAAAATACTACGAGTACCACATCGCAGATTCAATCAACATGGACTCTGATCTAACAATAAACAGAACCAAAGACGATTACTACGATTCCATAGACACAAAAAAAGTAACAAAATTCGGAATGGACACACCAAAGGAAAAAAGGAGACCTTATCTCAGAAGTGTACAAATTTTTGTATTGCACAAACAGAGATTCACTTCTATGACACTGATTAATCCTGTGATCGGTTCTTTCTCACATGACAACCTAGACCAAGCAGACGGAACTGGTATTTTGAACAACACCATGCAGGTGCTTTACGAAACAGTCATATACAAGTCTGGAATAATCAACAGAGCGTTTGGTGTGCCTAATGTTAACAGTGTGCCTGGATTTGCAACAATACACTATGACAAATCACCTAGTCCATTGACGGTGCTAGGCGGAGGTACAAACAGCATATTCGGCCCTGGAGGTATTGTGGACGGCGTTGGTTCAGTGATCGCAAATGTGCAGGAAGGTAACATCCTTGGTGCGATATTAACAGCATCAAACACCTACAACAATGCAAAGAAAATTAAGAAAAAAGATGTAAAAGAAGAATTAAAAGGACTAACAAAAGAGGGTATTCTTGAAGTAGGTAAGCAGGCAGGCTCAATAACCAATCCTGTGGCAAACTTTGCCATCGGTGCGGCCACACTGGCAGGTGCGGCGACAGTGGCTTCAGCAATAGGCACTGTAGACAATGACAACCAATCCAACAACACAGTGATTACAAACAATGTTATCGACTACAATAATTTTTTAGGGCCAGACGAGGCATATAATCTTGTGCTTAACAACGCAGATGTGAAAGACGAAATCGCCGCGGGACTTTACTACAAAGATATAGGTTCTAGGAAAGGACTATCTCCGGATGCTTCAAACGTTGAGTACGAGGCATCATCAGACAGCATCAAAAGTGTATACACTAGTAAAGCAATCACCGACATAAGGAAACTGGTCAATGAAGGTTTCATAAAAATCTCAAGGGACAGTTTTGACGTTGAAGTAGTAACAGAAAGGGCATCATTATAATGGCAGAGTTCTACACAAACTTACCTCCAAAAGACAAGGATGGCTTAGACGCAACTATAGAAAAACTTACAACTAACACGTACGAAACAGAGTATCAATTTAATGTTGGTGAATATGATAGTACCATAGCATTCTTTGTAAAAAGAGGTTTCAGCAGGGCAAGTGCTGAATCAACAGCATATGCAATACTATCACAGGCGAAAATTGACAACATCAAGCCACAAGAAATTTTAGACCAACTAACTTACGCTACCCCAGTCTTACTATCTGAACTAATCACGATTATCTTAAACGCAAACAGATACAAGTCAAGCAGACTAGGTGTGAGACAAAGTTTATCCACAAAAGAAACAGTATCTAGAAACATCATAGAATAATGTTACCGAGATTCGCAAGAGGTAAGTTCAGTCCAAAGAACGGCGACAAGTATGTTGGCACGAAAACGCCCACCTACAGATCCAGTTGGGAACACGCATTCATGAGATTGTGTGACGAACATCCTAATGTGTATCAATGGGCATCTGAGTCAATAAAGATACCTTATAGACATCCGTTCACGGGAAAGTACACTGTGTATGTTCCAGACTTCTTCATAGTTTACCAAGACAAGGAAGGTAGGAAACACGCAGAGATGGTCGAAGTAAAACCAATGAGTCAGACTACAATGGAGTCAGCCGGAAAAAGCCAGGCCAAGAAAAAACAGGTCGTGATAAACATGGCCAAATGGGAAGCCGCAAATGCCTACGCTAAACAAAGAAAGATAAGATTTAGGGTAGTGTCAGAAGAACAATTATTCCACAACGGTAAACGTAAGTAATATTTCTATATGTACTCGTTAGACACCATATCCCTGATCAATTTCGAGATCAGCACACACTGTAATTCTAAATGTCCACTATGCCCAAGATATGATATGCATGGAAACGTAAACAAGGATCTCACTCTACAACATATAGATGTAGACACTGTAACTAAAATTCCTGTTGATAGGATGCCAAATCTTAAAACAATATATCTGGTTGGTAATTTTGGCGACCCTCTAATGCACCCTAAAATAGAAAATATATTGGATCACTTTGTAAATCAAAAAGTTGTGATTAGCACCAACGCATCTTTGCGTGATGAGAAATGGTGGGAGAAACTGGCAAATAGGAAAAACTTAGAAGTTATATTTGCCATAGATGGTCTGGAAGACACACACCATTTATATAGAAGAGAAACTGATTATAAAAAAATTATGAGGAACGCAAAACGGTTTATTACATCTGGTGGCACAGCAACATGGCAGTACATAGTGTTCAAGCACAACGAACATCAAATAGAAGAAGCAAAAAAGTTATCACAGGAAATGGGTTTCAAAGAAATAGACTTTATGTACACTGATAGGTTTGAGTTAGAAAACACATTCAAGGTGCACGACAAAGGCAAGTACCTATATGACTTAGAAAAAGCAACAGAACAAAAAACTTTGAGAGACAAATTAGGATCGCCGGAAGGCCAGAAACAATGGAAAACATTAAAGGAAGGCTACACAGGTGGGCCTATTGAATGCGTGTGGAGTAGAAACAGAAAAATTTATATCCACAGCGATGGCACAGTGTTTGCTTGTTGTTATATAGGAGGCATACAGTCTGGCAGGAACATAGAAAAAATGTTGTACACTAAAATAATCAAAGATGTTGATAGCGTGAATCTCAGCAAAAATTCTTTCGAGGACGTAATTGGTTCTGACGCATTCCAAAAGCATCTACCCGAAAGTTTACGTGGGAAACCATTCAGCCATCCCGTGTGTGTAGAATTTTGCAACAAAGACACAGGTAGAATTACAAACGAAGGATTAACTGTTGTAAATACATAATATGACTAAGAAATTAGAAGACATTCTTAATTTACCAAATGTAAAAGAAGCATTTAAGGAAGTAGATAAGAAGGAAAAAGATAAAAAATTAAAAGAAACCACAAACGGTGGAACCACTGGTACAAACCTTGATCCTCAAACCAAGAAGAACCTTGAAAAAAGTTATAGGGAATTCGATAAGGTAGCGGCCGCTTTACCACAAGTAAAAGGTCTTGGAGAACTGTCTGATCTTGAATTGGACAAGTTGGCCATAGAAGCAGAGGAAAGTTACAAGAATCTTATGGATTTGGGTATGAACGTTGACTCCAGGTACTCAGGACGTATATTTGAAGTGGCGGGCAATTTCCTTAGAAACGCCATAGATGCTAAAAGCGGCAAAATCGACAAGAAATTGAAAATGATCGAATTACAACTTAAAAAGCAGAAGTTAGATCAGGGCAATAAAGACGACGCTCCTATCGAACAAAGCGACGGATATGTCATATCTGATCGTAATGAATTAATGAAGAAACTACTTAAAAAAGACTAAATATTGCATATGAGCACGTTTAAAGACTACCTAACAGAATCATCTAAGTCGTATGACTATAAAATAAAGATCGCAGGCGAGCCTAAAGACATTGATAAGAATGCTTTAGAAACAGCACTACAAAAATTCGATCTTGCTAGTATGTCAGCAGGCAAAAGCACACCAATTATGACTTTGCCTCTAGACTTCCCAAGATTAAGCAACGAGTCTGTTACTATTTTTGACGTGACTACAAACTATCCAGAATCACCAAGGGTTATGCACGAATACCTTTCAGACATTTTAAGGATTCCAATGACACACATCGTTGTAAAGAAACCAGGTGAGCCTACTGAAGAATATCAAAACGATATGCAAGTTGCCAAGAAGTCAGAATACGCAAGTAAATTAATGGACATCGAAATGAAAGATGCTCCTAAAGTAAACGCAGAAGACTACCACAGCACAAAAGCAAACATGGGTCTATTGAAAGAATTATTAAAAGACAGAGAAAACACATACGAAGTTGAAAAAGGTTCAGACAACAAAGTTCAAGACACACAAAGCAACGAGGAAGAAGCAACACCAAGTCCTCTAACAAAATCAACAAACCCACACCCAGACCCAAAAAGGAAATAAGTTATGGAAATGATCGACGTACTAACAAAATTAAAAGAAATAGCAGAATCAAAACCTGAACTAGTTAAAGACGCAGTGGACAATGTTGAAAGAACTAATCCAGCAGAAGTAAAAGAAGGTGCATTAAAACAGGCTATGCACGACGACGCTGAAAAAATGAGCAAAGAAGAATTCGTAAAGAAATACGGTGCGGGCACTGAAGATTTTTGGGATTCAATTAACGGCACAGACGAAGGCAAAATGATGAAAAAAGAAACTGTGAAAGAAGCAATTCAAATTTCAGCAGACACTCCACAAGAAGCATCAATGATGATGCAGATTCTAAAACTTGCAGGTGTACAACCAGTAGACGCAAAAATGATCGGTGCAGATGAGCCACAAGCAGAACCAGAAATGGATCACGACGATGCGGCAGGTTCTATGGACATGGCAAGGATGAGAGACATTGTTAAAAATCCAGAAGATGAAAAACAGGATGAAACATTTGACAATGAACCAGAAGAAAAAGTACAAGACGTTGACAGTTTAGTGAACAAACATTCAGGTGGATTAAACAGACAGAAATCACAGTTTGCAAAAGCACAAGACGGAGACAACGCTATGGCAGTTGCTAAAGAAGACACAATTACGCAAGAAGATTTAGCAAACAGTCTCAGATCACAGTATGAAAGTTTCAAGGAAGCATATCAAACAGAAGCCAAAAAAGCAAAACCTGACTTCTTGGATATGGACAAAGATGGCGATAAAAAAGAACCAATGAAAAAAGCCATCAAAGACAAAGAAGCAAAGTAATACTTTTCCAAGTAACACCACAGCGTTAAATACTACACTATGGCGTATGTATCATTAGATAGCGACCAAATTAAAAAGGCGAATAAGAAACACAAATACACTAAAGAACAAGTGTTACAACTTGAGAAGTGTATGGACCCAAAGACTGGACCTTTGTTCTTTATGAAAACATTCATGAAGATACAACATCCTGTTAAAGGTTCAATGCCATTTGAACCATTCCCGTATCAGGAAAGATTGATCAACAGTTACAACGACCACAGATTTTCGATTGCCATGTTGCCTAGGCAAACTGGTAAAACAACCTGTGCGTCAGGCTTCCTAATATGGTATGCCATGTTCAGACCAGATTCCCAGATACTAATCGCGGCACACAAATACGCAGGTGCATCAGACATCATGTCAAGGGTGCGTTATGCTTATGAGATGTTGCCCAGTTGGATCAAAGCAGGTGTAACACAATACAACAGGAACTCAATAGAATTCGACAACGGCTCAAAGATAATGGCAACCACAACAACTGAAAACACAGGACGGGGTATGTCACTTACGCTGATTTATTGTGATGAGTTCGCTTTCGTTCAACCGCCTGAGAAGGCAAAAGAATTTTGGACATCACTGTCGCCGACCTTGAGTACAGGTGGTAAGTGTATGATAACATCAACACCAAACAGTGACGAAGACCAATTTGCCATGATCTGGAAAGAGGCAAACAAGAGATTTGACGAATATGGCAACGACAAGATAACAGGTACAAACGGTTTCTATGCCATGAAGGCACACTGGTCAGAGCATCCTGACAGGAACGAAGCATGGGCAGATGCTGAAAGAGCCAGGATAGGTGAAGAAAGATTCAGACGGGAACACGAGTGTGAATTCTTGATCTTTGATGAAACTTTAATATCAAGTATAGTGTTAGCGGATATGGAAGGTGTACCACCCGTTGAGACCACAGGACAAGTACGATGGTTCAAGCGTCCAACACCAGGACACACCTACATGGTCAGCCTCGACCCTAGCATGGGTACAGGAGGAGACTATGCGGCAATACAGATTTTTGAACTTCCAACTTTCGAACAAGTTGGAGAATGGCATCACAATCAAACGCCAATGAACCAGCAAGTGAGAATACTACAAGGCATCAACAAACACATACATGATACAATAATGGAACAAGATGCTTCAGCATCACCACAGATATTCTATTCAATGGAAAACAACACGATAGGTGAGGCCGCACTGATGAGAGTGATGGACATAGGTGAGGAAAACATAATGGGAATGTTCCTATCTGAACCAATACGTAAGGGACACAGGCGTAAGTTTAGGAGAGGATTCAACACAACAGCCAAACACAAAATAGACGCTTGTACTAAATTTAAAGAGCTCATTGAGAATGACAAAATGAAAATCAACTCCCAACTGCTGATATCTGAGATGAAGGATTTTGTTGCTACAGGATTGAGTTACAAGGCCAAACCAGGACAGCACGACGACCTTGTCAGTGCTTGTTTGCTTATGACTCGTATGATGAAAGTGTTGGCTGATTTCGACCCTAAAATATTCGAAAAATGGACTGATCGTACCAGTGAGATAACTCCAATGCCTATATTTGGATCGTTCACAGGTTAATAAATACACTATATGAACCCAAAAAATTCAGTAGATTTATTCAACAAGATAAGATCACAGTTCTCAAACATCAGATTAGGTGACGAGAATGGCGCCGCTACAGATGCGGATACTTTTGGAAGTGTAAGCATTAGTTTAGCAGACGGTGAGAACATGAAAGTGTACTACAACCGAGATCTAGTAAACAAGATTGATGAGGACAGCAAAGACGAGTGGTATGCGTTCCTTAAGGAGTTAAAAGACTACGCTGTAGAGCATCAATTGGGTTTTGACGTGAGAGATATCACTAAAAACAACCTTACGAAGCAGGATTATGAAAATCTTGCAGATACGAACAAAACGGTAAATACTGACGAGATGTCGGAAGAACTAGCAAGAATTACAAAATTAGCAGGTGTGAACGAAGGCCTAACAGGCACAGCAAAACGTTCATATGAGAATCTAGACAACACAAAATTAATCATAAGACACAAGGGCAAAGTAGATGAAACTGTGCCAGGTGCGAGATCGAGACAGATACAATCTTTGTACATAGAAAACGAAGATGGTGAGAGATTCAAGTATCCACTTACACACCTAGCAGGTGCTAGAGCAATGACTAGACACGTGGCCAACGGTGGAAAACCATATGATGAATTTGGACAACACATTATCCAGACATCAGAAGAC